ATTGTTCCAAAATAATTTCACAAAAGGTGTTGACATAGCCGCTGGGTGGTATATACTTCTCCTCAGTTACAGAGAAAACCACACGGCCCCGATAGGGGCCAATAACCCCCAATAACTTCCAATAGAGGACACATCATGGGAATGACAAAGATCGGAATCGACGACCACGCTATCGCACAGGCTCTTTTTAGCAACTGGTCTGCTGGCATGAAGGCGGATACCGAGGCGGATTGGAAATATCGCTGGGATCGAATGATGCTTCGGCTGGACGGCATGTGGGATCTGGTACTGTGGAGCGAGAGTGATTGCGACGAGACCCTGGAGGTCCGCGAGGATATTGAGTTTTTGCGTGATGTCGCGAAAGAGATGTACTACCTGTATTCGCCAGCAGCTGAGGAGGCAGCATGACCAGAGTAGCCGTTCTGAGCCTGTTCCTGGCGTTATCTGCCTGTAGTGGTGATGACTACCAGGGGCAGTACAAAATCCACCTCAGAGGGCTGCTGCTGGCCCCTCAAGTAGATGATTACATGATGCACAAGCCAGGAGTGATCGAGCTGTACCGGTACAATGGCAGCGAGTTGCAGTTGTGGCGAACGGTAGATATTGGTCAGATTCGCTACATCGAGGTCAGCCAGTGATCCGCATCAGGTCAGCCGCAGCACGGGCCAAGCTTTCAGAGCTAATCGACGATGACATGCGTCAATTTCTTGTCGCTGCTGCAAAAGAGTTTGGCAGGGCCGAAGAGATCGAGATCGAGCAGCCGGAATTGGAGCGGGAGCTTACTGAGTGGCGGGAATCCCTGGGCAGGGAAGCCATCGAGGCAATGAGGCAGGAGCTGAAAGAGTGATGGAAAAAGAATATCGTTTAAATTTGAAGATTAGAAATGCTTTATTGTTGAAGGCGATAGAGGATGAAGGTTTCGATAATCCAGCGAAATTTGCAAAGGCTCATGGGCTGTCTATGCAAGGCATATACAACCTTTGCAGGTTGAGAACGTCGCTTTATACGTCAGATATGAAGATTCGCACCCTTTGGGCGAAGGTTGGTGAGGCGTTAGATATTGATCCACACAATTTATGTCCTGAAGCAAATTGGCTTGAGCCGTTTAAGGAAAACAGCTTTGAGGCGGAAGTATCAGGCGAACAGATGGCGAAATTGGCGTATATGCCAAAACAAGAGTCTTTGGAGCAAACTATCGATGTTTCAATGCTGACTGATGGTGGGCTGATGGATGAATTGTGCAATGCAGCACATGCTAATAAAAGAAACAGGCAGATAATGCGCGAGCGGTTTGTTGAAGGTATGACTCTTCAAGAGATTGGGCTAAAGCATAATCTCTCACGAGACAGGGTGAGGCAGATTGAAGCTCGTGGCATAAGAAATTTAAGGTCTGGTGAAAATCAAGACAGATTAAAAGATTTTTTATCGGCTTTCGATTGATAGGGGCAGCGTTTTATGACAGCAAGTGGGATCACATAAATGACTAAGCTCTGGGAAATCCTGTTCACCATCCTTCTGTTCTATCTGGTGGTGTCCCTGCCGCTTATTGGACTGTGGATTATTCAGTGCAAGTAGAAGTTCGACATTTTGTCTGATTCCTAAACAGTTGTTATAATACCCATCAGCAATTGTCTGACGGGTAAGCAACTGTGGCCAAGACGCGAGCACAAGAAAATCGAGCAATACGACAGGAGGAGCTGAGGGAGAAATTGTCTGCCCAAGGTCATCTCCAGTATGTCGTTGATATTGCTGAAGAATTAAGAAAGCCGACCGACTCAACCAACGTACAGTCCCTTAAAGCCGCTGCAGACATACATCTGCGGCTCATCGACAAGTACCTGCCGAGCCTCAAATCAGTCGAGAATACCGGAGAAGGCGGCGGTCCCTTACAGGCAGCCCTCACGGTGACCTTCGTTGAAAGTCCAAATAGCTGAGGCATTCAAGCCCCTGTTCAAGCCCAAGCGGTACAAGGTGTACTACGGGGGTAGAGGCGGCGCTAAATCCTGGGCATTCGCCCAAGCCCTCCTGATCATGGCCGCACAGAAAAAGATGCGGATTCTCTGTACCAGGGAAATACAAGGCTCTATCCGTGAATCAGTCCACAGGCTCCTGGCAGACACTGTGGATAGATTGGGCCTGTCTGGGTTCTATGAGGTCCAGCAGCAGACGATCTACGGCAAGAACGGCTCACAGTTCATCTTCGAGGGCCTGAGGAACAACGTCACCAAGATCAAGTCGATGGAGGCTGTTGATATTGTCTGGTGTGAGGAGGCCGAGGCAATCACCGATCACTCCTGGGAAATCCTGATACCCACGATACGGAAAAAGGGTTCGGAGATTTGGATCTCGTTCAACCCGGCTAATGAGCTTGACCCGACCTACCAGAGGTTTGTGCTCCCGCATCTCGAGGAGTCGAAAGAGGGTTATGACGGCGAGCACGTCTACTGCAGAAAGGTCAGCTGGCGGGACAATCCCTGGTTCCCTGAGGAACTGAAGGCAGAGATGGAGATGCTCAAGGAAGCAGACCACAACAAGTATCTGCACATCTGGGAGGGTGAGTGCCGTCTGGCTGTGGACGGGGCGATCTACCAGGAGCAACTGACCAAGGCCAAGGCCGATGGCCGTATCTGTTCTATCCCTGTGGAGTCCAGCGTCCTGGTGAACACGTTCTGGGACCTCGGGCGCAACGATTCCACTGCGATCTGGTTCCACCAGCGTGTAGGCCGGGAGAACCGGTTCATCGATTACTATGAGGCCAGACTGGTAGGACTGGATCACTATGCTACAGTCCTGAGGGATAGAGGATATCAATACGAAGAGCACTATCTTCCGCATGATGTCGATATATCCGAGCTGTCCACCAATACGACCAGACGTGAAACGCTGGAGAATCTGGGCGTCCGTCCTATTTCGGTGGTTCCGCGGATATCGAACGTGAACGAGGGCATCGAGCAGACCCGGCAGGCTTTTGCCTCATGCTGGTTCGACAAGGATCGATGCGCTGAGGGTATCAGGGCGTTGAGCAACTACCAGTACGCTTTTGACGAGCGTTACAACGTGTTCCGGCAGACACCCCTGCACAACTGGGCATCGAACGGTGCAGACGCTTTCAGGCAGTTTGGACAGGGGTATGACCGGACAGGCGGAGACTACTGGAAACCCATCGAATACCCCGAGAGGCGTGTCGTATGAATGTGAAACAGACCAGGGAGCACATGCAGCTCCTGATTGACGTACAGGAACTCAGGGCAGAGGTGGAGACGCTGAAGGCTGAGGTGGCGAAACTCAAGCCCAAGCGGGGCAGACCGAGAAAGACTGATGGCTGACAAAATTACCGATGACGAACTGGTCGCGATTTGCGAGGCCGAGCTATCCGCTGCCATAGGTGAGCAGGGGGACGAAATCTCTGCACAGCGAAGCAAGGCGCTCGACTATTACTTTGGTGAGTTGGACGACTACATCACGGTAGAGGAAGACCGTTCGTCCGCTGTCTCGAGAGACGTGTCGGACACGGTGGAGTGGATCATTCCATCGCTGATGCGGATTTTCTACGACTCTGAGAATCTGATCTCGTTCCAGCCGGAAGGCCAGGAGGATGAGGAACAGGCCAAGCTCGAGCGTGACGTTGTCGAGCACGTGTTCTTCGAGAAGAATGAGGCATTTCTGAACCTTTACACCTTCTGCAAGGACGCATTGCTGCAGAAAACCGGCATCTTCAAGTGCTGGCATGAAGACCCGGAGTTCGAGCGCGAGGAGTATGTGGGCCTATCCCCACTGCAGTACAACATGCTGCTCACTCAGCCCGGTATCAGTTATGAGGTGGTGGAAAAGAATGCCTACCTGGATGAGGAGACTGGGGTTCCGCTGGTCGATTGTACGATCAAGGTCGCCAGGAAAGCGGGCAAGGTGGTTGTCGGCACGGTCCCTCCTGAGGAATTCGGCATCTCCTCTAACGCATCGTCTCCCAATCCCAAAAAGGCTGGGTTCCTGTACCACACCAGGAAATACACCGCGGCTGAGTTGATCGAGGACGGCTACGACGAAAAGATGGTGAAGGGTCTGCCGTTCGAGGGCGACCTGGATTCTGATGAGGATCTGGCCAAATCCGTTATCTCTGGCGAGGCTGGTGAGTCTGGCGAGTCGCATTGGTCTATGAAGTCGGTCTGGGTGACGGAGTGCTTCCTCGATATAGACCGGGACGGTGACGGGATTGCCGAGAAACTCTCGGTGAAGCTCGCAACGTCGCAGTTCGGCAAGGGCAACGCCAAGCTGATGGAGGTCAACGAGGTCGACTCATCCTACATCTCGGCAGCAACCCCGCTGATCGTGACGCACCGGTTCTATGGCCAGTCTCTGGCCGATATCGTGATGGACATACAGGAGATCCGCACATCCCTGCTGAGGTCCATGCTGGATAACGCCTATCTGGCGAACAACTCCCGCACTGCGGTGAATGAGCGGGTAAACCTGGATGACCTGCTGTCCTCCCGTCCTGGCGGCGTGATCAGGACCAAGGGCAACGAGAATCCTGCCAACCACATTATGCAGGTGGGGCATGTCCCGCTGTCCCAGGGCA